CAAAAGCACAGGCAAATAAATTTTTAGCGGAAAAGAACCAACACCATGCAGAGATTATTTATGAATCCATTGAAATAGAGGAGCAAGATGAAGACTGATAAGTTTACTTTAGAATTTGGTTTAGATGTCTTTGATGAGCTTAACCGTTTGAGCAGCCAAAGTTTCTATTCAACGCAATCTGACAGGTTTGAATTACCCAATGGCAATTATGACCTTCTACCTGCGTCTGATGAAGGCTGGATGATGTACTGGGTGGGTGAGAATACTTTAAATGCAATGGTAGCTGAGAGAATACTTCTTGCTGCTGGCTACAAGGTACATCGGCTTTGGGATATGAATGATAATCCAGTACCTGAGTGGTGTATACTAACTGACTTTGCAAGGTAAAAGAACTTAGTGCCTAACACAGTGGCGGTTTACTGGAATAGTTATTCTGGTGCCGCCATTTTTATGATTCGGAACCAATCCCCAACAATCACATTCAGAAATTGCAAAAGTGGAACAAATGGAAAGTTTCCATTAACCCAAAAAAAGTTCCACTTTTTACTTTTTAGTGGGTCATTATCGTTATTAATCAATAAGTTGGCTCCGGCGGTAGGGATCGAACCTACGACCAATTGAGTGGTCGGTCTTGCCTATAACCTGTTGTTTTAAAACAATATTAATTAATTGAGTGCGGAATGGCGAATAACTTTAGGTGTTTTCCTAGGTGCTAAATTAGGTGTTGACAGAAGTGCATAAGTGGATAGGCTGACGCCACTGCTTTGGAGCGGTGGTATAGCAAGAGGCTTGTTTAAATGACCTATCAAGAGCAGCTTTCTATAATAAAAGATATACCAATAAGAGAAGGCGATTCAAAAGTAATCACCTGTCCATTCTGCTACATAGAGAAGAAGCTATCGATATCTAAAATAGATGGTCAGCTGAAGTGGTATTGCTTCAGAGCGTCTTGCTCAGGCAGAGGCATTTACTCAGGCAGAAGAAGTCTATCGGCAGCCAAAGGGTATCTCGCAGGTACAGTACAAACCCAGGCTAAATTTAGAAGGCCGATGCCATCGATCACAACCTCGATCTACAATCATCCCCCAGCTGTGGAATACCTTAATCAAGTAAACAGCATGGCAGCTGTGGAGCAGGGCTATATAAAAGTTAGATACAGCCCATCTGAAGATCGAGTACTATTCTATTTTGGCAATGGGGCAGTTGGCAGATCTCTCCGGGCTTTTGGGCCGAAGTGGGTGACCTTCGGGGAGATAACTGCCGGGGTTCCAGTAGGAGATGGGGAAACAGCAGTACTTGTTGAGGACGTACCATCGGCTTGTAGTGTGAGCCGAGTTCCGGGATTAGTAGGGGTAGCTCTATTAGGAACTGCCTTAACTAATAGCATAAAGAAATCCTTAACTAAGTGGAGCAGTGTGTACTTAGTGCTTGACAAAGACGCTTCCCTAAAGTCAGTTAGGTGCAAGGTTAATCACAGATCTATTAAAGTAAGGTTTACCGATACAGATCTGAAGCATCTAACTGAAAAAAGTATTAAGAGGCTACTTAATCAATAGCCTGTAGAACGCCGACAACTATACGCTCGGCAGAAAGTAGGGGGATTTTCATTATGACTTTAGTCATACAAAGGGACGCTTCACCCGGAGCTACTTATAATAGCAACAAGAATGAACTTAGTATAGCACGTTCTAAAGCCAAAATGCCACAGGGTATGACCATGCGCCAGTGGCGCAAAGGACCGGGTTCTAAGTACATGGCTAAACGGTCGATATGGCAAACGCTTGCTCCCGAGGGCTATAACACATCTGGCCCTTTAGCCGGGAAGACTGCGACAAGTTTTAATAATCCACCATCAGGCCCACCACTTTTTGCATTTACTTAATTGCCTTGAATAAGTAAGTGCAGTGGACACGAGGATCAACGTGTATAAATACCACCCACTGCAATAATTTTGCATACTAAGGAAAAGACCATGACCAAAGTAAGAGGTATAGTAGTCGTTGATATGGATATCGAGGGCGGCTTCAGAAATTGTGCTAAGGCAGAAGAAGCTTTAGAAAATGTGATTAAAGATTATGTCAGGGGAAATGCGAACATCGTACACTGGCAAGTTGAAATGCGAGAGCGGCGTGGGGATATACCACCTGATATTAAGAAGATGAAATTCCGCGCTAATTAATTAAATAACAGACTTCTAAAAAAAACCTCGCTTCGTGCGGGGTTTTTTCTTGCCTTCTGTCTGGGTAATATTATACGTTGGGGTTCTAAGTGCGTAAGAATGCACCATTTAGAACAACCAACGGAGTGCCAATGTACCAATCAATATTGAAAGAATGCCTCACCAACGAATTTTACAGCGAAAACAAAGGAAAGCTTAGATCCTCAATCTTTGATGAAGAAGCGCAAGAAATATACGAAACTATCGAAGTCATGCACGACAAGTTTGACCGTGATATCTCCCCCATAGAATTATTTACATTTTGGAAGTCTCAGAACCCTACGTCTACGGGTGCGTGGAATGAGCAGATCGAGGGTCTCATTGAGACTATCTCTGCCGCTGAGACTTTAGACACTGATATAGCTGCTGACATAATTGGAACTCTCTGGCGTCAGCATATTGGCTTAGACATTGCGAACTTAGGCATCAAGATGTCTGAGGGAGACACCAATGCAATGGATACTCTTAACAAGTTACTTGAGCGGGTATCGGATGGATATCTCCCAGATGACTTTGCTGAGGATGTAACAGACGATATCTATGAGCTGCTGGCCGTAGTTAGTAACGCAAATAGATTTAAGTTTAACATCGAGACACTCAGCCGGAATGTATATGGCATTGGCCGGGGAGAGTTCGGTGTTATTGCTGCTTACTCCAACGTAGGTAAGACTGCCTTGGCTATATCTTTGTGTGCTGCCCCCGGCGGCTTCTGTCAGCAAGATGCCAAGGTCTGTTACATTGCCAATGAAGAGGTAGCCAAGAGAACTAAGCTCCGGGCTATTCAAGCATACACGGGGATGACTAAGGATGAGATCGAGTTTGATCCTCAAGCAGCTTCTGCCCGGTACTCTGGCATTAAGGATCGTCTGATTTTTGCTGACGCCCAGGGATGGGACATTACTATGCTTGATGCTTATTTAGGTAAGCAGAAATGCGAGGTCTGCATTATTGATATGGCCGATAAAATTGCCCTGACTACTCAATTCAACAGTGGGCATGAACGGCTACGGGAACTGTACTACCGCCTCAGAGAGTTGGCAAAGAAACATGACTGTGCCGTGATTGGTATCTCTCAGGCGAGTGCTGAAGCAGAGGGCAAAACCCGGCTGACTCCCACGATGCTTGAAGGGTCTAAGGTTGGAAAAATTTCTGAATGCGATATTTTGCTGGGGGTGGGTAAAGCAAATGACGTTGAAAACCCTGATGATCCCACACGTTATTTAACTATCATGAAGAACAAGATTAGTGGGTATCACGGCACCGTGATCTGCAATTTAAATCAGCAAACCTCTCGATACGAGGTGTAACATGAAGTGGCTTGTATTAGATTTAGAAACTACAATTGACCGTATCGATGGACGTATCGACAACTCACCTAAAAACCCTCGCAACAAATGTGTGGCGGCTTACTGGGGATGGCTAGGTGAGGAGACTGTTGATCATGTGAATAAGCTTATCTGGCACCACAATGATTATGATGGTTGTGATCCGACAATGTCTCTGGAAGCAGACCTAGAAGCAGCGGATGGAATGATCTGCCACAACACTAAGTTTGATGCTGAGTGGCTGCAAGAGATGGGCTTTAATCTACCGCCGATAGTGTTCGACACCATGATAGTTGAGTTCTTGTTAGCCAAGGGTCAGCGCAGACCATTGAGCCTCAAAGAGAGTGCCATCAGGCGTAAGGTCAAGAGCCTGAAGAAGTCTGATCTCATAGATGATATGTTTAAGGTCGAGGGTCTTGGCTTTCAGGAGATACCTTTAGAATTAGTGAATGAATATGCTGAAGCTGACGTAAAGGCTTGCGGCGAACTATTCTTAGCTCAACAAGAAATCCTAAGCCGCGAACACAATCAGTCTTTGAAAAAAGTTATCCCCTTTATGAATGAAATGCTTTTGTTTCTTTGTGAGATAGAAATGAATGGTGTGAAGATTGACCTAGAAGAGTTGGAGCGGGTTGAGTGGGAGTTTCAGACTGAGAAGGATGCCTTAGAAAAGTCTCTTAATCAAATAGTTGAAGATGTCATGGGAGACAGTCCAATCAACTTAAATTCTGGCGTTGATATGACACGGGTTGTGTACTCACGCGAAGTAATCGACAGAGACAGCCACCGCCAGACTTTTAATATCGGGACTAATGAAGCGGGTAAATCCCTGCGCCCACCTTACATGAGCAGCAATCAATTTGTTGAGGCAGTTAGAGCGACCACAAAGGTAGTCTTTAAAACGCAAGCGTCCAAATGCCCCGACTGTTCAGGCATTGGATCTATTCAGAAGTTTAAGGTTGTTACTAAAACTAAGCAGGGTAAGAAATACCGGGTGCCAGGTGAGGCTTATAAGAACCGTTCTAAATGCCAAGTCTGTAAGGGTGCGGGTGCTATTTATATAAGCACTGGTGTTGCAGCTGGTCTGCGGTTGTCTCCTACTGGTGCTAATGACGCTAGTATAAATGGCTTTAAGACTGACAAGGTCACAATACAGGGTCTCATTCAACAGGCAGAAAGAAAGAATAATCTCCGAGCCGTTGAGTTCTTAACTAAGATCAGCCGTTTAAATGCAATCAGTACCTACTTAGATAGTTTCTGTGCTGGCATCCATCGTGGCACCAGAGCCACTAGCTTTCTCCACGCTAACTTTAATCAATGTGTAGCAGCCACTGGCAGATTATCTTCCGGCGGTGGTATCACTCTAAATCTACAAAATATGCCTAAGAGAGGCTTTCCTGTACGCAAATGCATTGTCAGTCGATTTGAAAACGGCATGATTTTAGAAGCCGATTATGTCAGTTTGGAATTTCGCACGGCTTGCGAATTGTCTAGAGATGCACAAGGCATAGCCGACATACTCGAAGGTAAAGACATACACAGACAGACGGCCTCAATAATTAATCAGTGTAGTACTACCGAAGTATCAAAGGATGCTAGACAACGGGCCAAGGCCTTTAGTTTTTTGCCACTTTTCGGCGGAACTAGCTATGGACACCCGCCCCACATTGCTGCGTATCT